CAGGTGGTGGCGGAGGCGGTTCAGGTATTACTGATAGTGCCTCAGATGCTTATAGAAGATTTCGTGATAAGGAAAGAGCAGATGAAATACAATTTAACATTACAAACAATGTAACCTCAAATGTTAATGCTAGCGATATTGCAGATATGACTATTAGATCTATGAAATATGGACAGACTGTAATTGTTGGGAGAGATAGATAATGCCTATTACAACCCCCTATCAATTTTCTTTTGCTGGTCAAACATTTGGAGCATCAACGGCTTACCCAGTTCAATCTGTTGATGGGTTAGAAAGTTTGCCAATGATTCGCTCACAAGATGATAACCGTGGATATGCAGATGGCATGTTTTCAGGTAGAGATTTTTTAAGCGGTAGAACTGTAAGTATTATTTTTACAACCCTGGCTAATGGATCAGTTTCAGCGCAAACAAATTACAACACAATTCAACAAAAGTTATTACCTCAAACTTCTGGCACTACCCCGCTTTATTTCAAACTATCTTCTGCTGGGGGTGAACAATTTGTCAATGCCCGCGTACGCGCTTTAAGAACATCAGTAGATCCAAACTATACTTATGGATACATTACATCTCAGGCAGAATTCTTTTGTCCAGATCCTAATTATTATGACAGCACTTTAAATACCTTATCAATGACCATGGGTAGCGGTCTAGGCCGTGTTTACAACCGTACCTATAACCTTGTTTACTTAACTGGATCAGCCCCTTATACAACCGTTACTAATAGCGGCTGGGCTACTACCTACCCAACTATTACCTTCAATGGCCCAATAGTAAATCCTGTATTTGGAAATGTTACGCAAGGTAATTATCTATTCTTAAATGGTTCTTTTGCAGATACAGATACCGTAGTTATTGATTTGTATAATAAATTAATTACGCTAAATGGAAACCCTGCTAGAAATTTATTGCTAGGAAGTTCTACTTGGTTTGATGCTCAACCAGGAGCCAATCAGTTCTTTTTTTACGGAACAGGTACACTATTCCCTACAACAGCCGTGAGTGTTTCATGGTACAACGCGTACATTTAGGAGTGAGATGGCTTTAAGAAACCCACCTAGTTGGTTACAAAACGGTAGCCACACAGCAGAAAATGACCGCTTAACAGCAAATCAAATTGTATGGGCGCAAACTGGTGTACGCAGAACTAACGATTTAGTAGTTTCACAATCAGGAACTCCTGCTATGAGCGTATCTATTGCAGCAGGTTGGGCAGTTGTTGTTGGTGATTTTACAAGCAATATGGGCGCTTACAGTATCTATAATGATGCAGCAGTAACAGCAACGATTACAACAGCAGATCCAACTAATCCTAGAATTGACCGCATTTGTTTAACAGTTTCAGATTCAGCCTATACGGGATCAACAAATACCGTAGCCGTAAATGTTGTTGCTGGAACTCCCGCAGGTAGCCCAGTAGCCCCTGCCACTCCAACAAATTCAATTTCCCTAGCCACCGTATTAGTAGGTGCGGGCGTAACTACAATTTTAAATGCAAACATTACAGATACTAGAGTTCGCACAGAGATAGATGAAGTAGTTTTAGGTGCTTCAACCAACGCTCTAGTGCCAGTTAGAATACAATTAGCAGCAGGACAAACAGGCAACGCATTACAAATTGTGAATAGTGCAGGGTCAATCCTGAACGGATTTGATTCTAGTGGTAATCTACTCACAGGTGGAGTAGATACGGCAAGCCTTCAATACGAGTACATTATGGGAGCATACTAAATGGCAACTAATACCCCAGCAGTTTTTTATAGAGGCAACCCTTCATATGGAACAACCAATGTTCAAAGAACCGTAACCACCGCAGCCCTTACTTCTAATTTAGTCACATTAACTTTTGGTTCTAATCATGGTTTATCTCAGGTTGGAACTCTTATTACAGTGCAAGGTGTAGGCGCAGCCTATGACGGTACATTCCCAGTAAATTCATTTCCAGGTTTAAATACCGCTACTTATGTAGTTACTAATGCAAATATTGGTTCTGCTTCCGTAACCCCAAATGGTTCAGCCATTTTTAATACAGGCGTAACAGTTGGTGGCGCGTTATCTAATAATGCTATTGTCAATAATATTGGAATTATTACTACTTCTTCTGCTCATGGATTAGCAATTGGAGATATTGTTAGAGTTAATAGTGGAACTACTGGCACTAATGGTGTATTTACAGTACAAGCCGTTCCCTCTACTACATTATTTACTTTTGTTACATCAACAACTACTTTAGCGTCAGCAGCCCTTTCGCAAGGAGCGTTTTGTAAATACCCTGATGTTTATACTTTACCAGCAGCAACAAGTGGAATTGTTACAGATGTTATTATTACTAACCCAACTGCTAGTTCTGGTTTTGTTTATGCAACAATAGATAATATAAATTATTTAGACGCGGTAACATTACCAGCAAATGCAACAACAACATTTAATCTAAAACAATTTTTTGCAACAACTAAAAAATTATCGGTTGCAGCAACTACACCGCAAGCAGATATAATGATTTCAGGGATTACAATAGTCTAATGGGTTCTTTACAAAACATACCTGTACCGCAAATAGCGTTAAGACAAATATCAACAACAAGCGGTACATTTTCTATACCTGGTGCTTCTGTATTAAATCCAAAACCAGTTTATGCCGTTATTTCGGGTGGTGGTGGCGGTGGTGGTAATGGAGCGCAATACACAAATAATGCACCTAATAAACCTTTTGGTTCACCTAGTGGTGGCGGTGGTGGTTCAGGTTATGTTGCTTTTGCTAGTTCTTTTTCTACTGGCGGAGTTATTGCATTTACTATTGGAGCAGGTGGCGCTTCTGGTGGTTCTGACGGAAGCGCAACCTCAGTATTAGGAATTTCTGCTAATGGTGGAAAAGGCGGTGGCAGTGGACCATATAATCCTTTAGGTGGTGGTACAGGTGCTAATGGCGGTAACGGTGCTTCAGGTGGCGGTGGAGGCACTTCAGGTGGGTGTAGTTTAACAACAGGACAATCGGGTGGAAATGGTGGCGCTGGTGGAAGTGCAGGTGCTAACGGTTCCCCTGCTAATGCTCGAACAGGAGGTAATGCAAATAGAGCAGTTGGTTCAGGCGGAACTGCTAATGGTGGATTAGGAATAAATGCTGCTGGTGGCGGTGGAGGTGGTGGCTCAGGTCAATATGGAAATAATAGAGTTTCAGGTTTTGGTGGTGCTGGTGGGGCTGCCTCTGGTGCTACTACCCCAATTGGGGCTGCGGGTGGCACAGGTGGAAATGGTGGATTAGGAACAACTGATAATGCTGGTAGTGCTGGTACTGCTGGAACTTATGGTTCAGGCGGTGGTGGCGGTGGCGGTGCTTTAAGAAATACTGGTGGCGCAAGTAACATACCCGCTCTTGCGGGACCAGGTGGTGCTGGCGGTAATGGTTTTATTGTAATATATTACTAATATGTGGGCAATATTAGATCCAAACGACAATAAAACAATTATATCTGTTTTACCACCCGATACACCAAAAAATAGAGTTGAAGAAATATCTAAAACTTATACACTTATCTTAGTAACACAAGAAACTGGAACAGGTTATATTCCAGGGTATTATGAAGATGGTAAATTTTACAAAGGAAGGTTAAATCAAAATGGCAAATAAAAATTACGCAGTTATACTTAATGATGTTGTTTCTAATGTAATTGTTGCTGATTCAATAAACTTGGCTAATATGATTGTAAAAGCAACAAATCCAGATTCGTTTTGTGTTGAATGTCCAACGGAGCCTGTATTAGTAGGGTTTAACTATTATGGAGTAGGCGTAGGTTGGGGCTACGAAGATGGAGAGTTCATTCCACCAATGAAACCTGAACCAATTAAAGTTAAAGAATAATAATGAATAGCGAAGGCAAACAATATTATTTTTTAGCAGGATTACCGCGTTCAGGTAATACATTATTGGCTGCTATATTAAATCAAAATCCACAAACATATTGTAGTCCATTAAGCCCAATAGTATCTATGTTATACAATCACGATTTCTTAAATATGCAACAAGAAGCAGTAATAAGATTAGAAAATAAAGAACCAATAATAAATGTTGGCAAAAACATAATTACAAATTATTATCAAAACATAAATAAACCAATAATTATTGATAGAGAAAAGGCTTGGGGTACACCAGCAAATTTAAATTTAATAAAAAAATACATTACGCCAACGCCTAAAATTATTTTTACTGTGCGCTCAATTATAGAAATACTTGCTTCATGGATAAACATATTGCCTGAACAATCTTTTGTAGATGTAGAAATGCAAAATAACGATTGGTGGTATAAAGATTATTTAACTAAAAATGACAATAGGTGTGATTATTTAATGCAACCTCATGGGCAAATAGATAAAATTATGTTGTCAATAAACGAAATTCTTAAACCTGAAAACACAAATATGTTTTTTCTAGTTAAATATAACGATTTAATAAACGCACCGCAATACACTATGGACAATATTTACAACTTTTTAGAACTACCTAACTATAAACACAATTTTAATAAAATTCAAAAATTAGAAAAAGACAATGATGAATTATTAGGACACCCAAGTAATTTACATGAAATTAGACCCCAACTTAAAAAAACAAGTGTAGATCCTAAAGAAATATTGTCTGATTATGTAATTAACAAATATACGCACATAGGTTATGATTTATTATGAACATAATTTTTACAGATGTTTTAGGGCATAATTTATATCCACCTGCACCAGCAATTAAAAACTTACCTAATTGGTATTTGCAGATGAAAGAATATGTACACGATAAAAAAGAACCTAATCCTAAACATGATGATGGAAAACCAAACAACCCTTCTACTATTAAAAAATGTATGCCAGTTTTTGATGCAATAACGGCAGGTTATATTTTATTTACGCCTTTTGATTTATACATAAAACAAGTAGATAACGAACCTTATTACATGTGGAACGCTGGAGAAATAACTTTTCACCCTAAGCCACAATTTAATTATTATCCGAAATTAAACGAATACATAGCAGCCCCAAAATTTATTAACAATTGGATTATTGAAACACCTAAAGGATATTCTTGTTTAATTATTCCCCCCATGCACAGACCCGATACTAAAATAAATATATTGCCTGGGGTTGTAGATACAGATAATTATGCTTATACAATTCATTTTCCTTTTGCTTTAGAAAATAAAAAGTTTGAAGGATTGATTCCTGCTGGAACACCTATGGCACAGGTAATACCTTTTAAAAGAGAAAAATGGAAAATGCAATTTGGCAACGAAGAAAATAGAAAAAAAGCCCATAAAATTGATTATCAATTAAATACAAAATGGTTTAACAGTTACAAATTACAATTTTGGAATAAAAAAGAGTTTAACTAATTGTGATTATTCAAATAATTGGACAGGCTGGTGCTGGCAAAACAATATTAGCGGAAGCGTTAGCAGACCGCATAAACGCTATACATATAAACGCAGATAAAGTTAGAGCGGGGCTAAATAAAGATTTAGGATTTGAATTAAAAGACCGCATTGAAAACGCTAGACGCTTAGGCGAATTAGCAAGACTATTAGAAAATCAAATAGTTATAGTAGATTTTATATGCCCAACAAATGAAACAAGAGAGGCGTTTGGCAAGCCTGATATTTTAATTTGGGTCAATAGAATTGAACAAGGGCGATTTGAGGACACAAATAAAATGTGGCAAGATCCAACAGATTGTGATTTAGAAATTAAGGCAGGGCTAACAATAGATGAAGAAGTGCAACTTATTATTAAACAATTTAAGTTGCCTGATTGGAAAGCACCTACTACCCTTTTGCTTGGGCGTTATCAACCTTGGCACGAAGGACACGAAGCACTAAAGGAGAAGGCACATGAGCGAACAGAACAAGTTGTTGTTGGGGTCAGAGATACTTACGGCACTAGCGAGAAAGACCCTTTACCTTTTCAAGAAGTTGCCAATAGGATACGAACCGCCACACGGTCACCTTTTGTTGTAAAAATGCCAAACATTACAAACATAGTTTATGGCAGAGATGTTGGATATAAAATTGAACAAGTAGATTTAGGGGCAGAAATACACGCTATATCTGCAACTGAAAAAAGGAAAGAATTAGGAATATGAAGGTAACAAAGGCGCGGTCTTTTACCAAGTCTTTAAGTTACAGAATATTTGGAACCCTAAGTTCATGGGCGGTAGTTTATGTAATTACAGGCAAAGGCAGTTTGGCTACACTTATAGCCTTTTGGGAAACCGTTGTTAAAGTTGCTATTTATTATTATCACGAAAGAGTATGGAACAAAATCCGTTGGGGTAGAATTACATAATGACTACTACCTATCGGTATCTTTTTGCAGATCTATTAACTAATGACATATTAGGAGAACTGCCTTTAACGGGTGTATCTTTTAATCAACAGTTAAATCAGGCTGGAACTCTTACTGGACATTTACTTTTATCAGGTTTAAGCGGATTTGAATTCAATGTTGATGCTTCAACCATACCTGGCAAATGCGCTATTTATGTAGATCGTAACGCTGAAATTGTATGGGGCGGCATTATTTGGAACCGTGAATATAATAGCGCTGAGCAAAAGTTAAATTTAATAGCCCGTGAATTTGAATCTTATTTTGAGCGCAGGCGCATAACAGCAGATGCCGTATTTACAAATGTGGACCAATTAACTATTGCTCAATCACTTTTTAATACAGCCCAGGCTGCTTCTTTTGGAAATATTGGGGTTATTGTTCCATCAAACACATCTGGTGTTTTAGTGTCCAGAACATATTACGGTTATGAATTAAAACAAGTTTATGCAGCAGTTCAAGATTTATCCCGCCAAGAAGATGGTTTTGATTTTTTAATTAATTGTTCTTATTCAAGTGGCAATATAATTAAAACTTTAGAATTAGGTTATCCCCGTATTGGAACCGTTTATGATGTTAATGATCCTTTTGCAATTGTATTTAATTTTCCTGCTGGCAATGTTGTTGAATATGTTTATCCTGAAGATGGCTCAATTGCTGCTAATACAATTTATGGATTAGGCGCAGGATCCAATGAAGGTAAATTACTAGCCACAGCCTCAGATGCAACTAAATATGCAGATGGTTGGGCGCTATTAGAAGATCAGGCTAACTACTCAGATGTAACAAGTTCTAATTTATTGACCGAATTAACCCAAGGCCAAGTAAACGCTTTATCTTATCCGCCAACCACAATAAAAATGGTAGTTCCCGCTTTTGTTGATCCTGTATATGGAAGTTACAATATTGGTGATGATGCCCGTTTAATAATTACAGATAGCCGTTTCCCAACAGGGCTAGATGAAGTTTATAGAATTGTAGGCTTGAATATCCAACCAGGTGAAGATGGACCAGAGCGCGTTACAATTACGCTAACCCAAACAAGCAATTAGGAAATCATGGCCTACATAAATCAACCACCTGATCTACGCGCTTTACAGGCAGATATAAATACCCGTTTGCGTTTATTAGAAACAGCCACCCGATTTACAGCCCCGAATGTAACTACTGATCCAGTAAATGCTAGAACTGGTGATATTTGGTACAACACCGCCACGGGTAATTTAAAAACATTACTAGCAAATGTTCAAACTATTTCTACAAGCGGATTTGCAACTACATTTACAGCATTACAAACATTTTCTCAGGGCATAAGCGTTGCTAACGGAGCAACAATAACTAGCGGTAATTTAACTGCAAACACGGGCAATATTTCTGCTACTGCTGGAAGCGTAAGTGCTGGAACAACGGTTACGGCAGGAACAGATATAACCGCAACAACGGGCAATATTGTTGCAACCGCAGGTAATATAACCGCAAGTGCAGGAACGGTATCCGCTACAAATTTAACATCTACTGGCACAACTACGGTTGGAATTTTCAATTTTTCTACAACAAGCACAGCCACAACAGTAGGTGCTGCGGGTGCAGCAAGCGCATTACCAGCCAATCCGCTTGGATATGTAATAGTTAAAATTGCTGGCACAGATGTAAAAATTCCGTACTATAATATGTAATCATTACTACTACCTGAAAGATTACAATGACTACAAATGAATGGGCTGGTCTTGCCGTAAGTGTTACAACTCTTGTAGGAACTCTTGCAATAGTTGTTAGACACTTAGTAAAACATTATCTTGGCGAACTTAAACAAAATGGTGGCTCATCAATTAAAGATAAAGTTAATGAAATTGATATTAAAGTTAAAAAATTAGAAACCAGATTAGACCAAGTTTACTTTTTAATTATTTCTGATAAAAATGCTAAATAATAGAGTAGTAGATATTGCCAAATCACAAATAGGCTATAAAGAAATAGGCAATAACAGCACTATGTACGGAAAGTGGTATGGCTTAGATCGCCAACCATGGTGCGCTATGTTTGTTTCTTGGTGCTACAACCAAGCGGGCTTAGGTAAAAATATTGCAGCACAAAATAAAAAAGGGTTTGCTTCATGTGATGCTGGACTAAAATGGTTTGCTAAGCAAAACAAATTAGTGCCAGTTGGACAGGCGCAGGAAGGCGATATTGTTTTTTTCCAGTTTGATAAAGATGCTGAGCCTGACCATGTAGGAATAGTTACAAAAAACATGAAAAGAATTAAGGCTTTAAAGACAGTAGAGGGTAATACATCAGATAAAGGCTCCCAATCAAATGGCGGAGCGGTGTATGCTAAGACACGGAGTTATGCCCTTGTTTTGGGTGTAGCAAGACCATAAGGAGAAACATGAAAATTAAGATTGATAACAACAAAAAGAAAATGATTAAAAGTTATTTGCGAGCAGTTGTAGCCTCTGCATTTGTATTAATTCTGGCTCTTGCAGCAGATGTTAAACCTGAAGTAGCGGTATTGCTTGGGGCTTTATTGGCTCCCGTTGCCAGGTATATTGACCCAACAGAAACAGATTTTGGAGTTATTGCTGAGAAATCCATGGCCCAATTAAAGAAAACTAGAAAGAAGGCCGAATAGATTTCCCGCCTCCATGGGAAAAAAAGCACCTGAGCATGTGTTGAAACTGCTCTTTTTTGATTTTTTAGTGTAATCTTTACATAGGAGGCAAACATGGGAATAGCAGATAAATTAAATCAATTAGCAATCAATAAAAGAAACATTTTAGAGTGTCCGTATAAAACGCTTTACGATTCATTGCCAAAAGAAGATCAAATTGCTTTAGATGAAGCATGGGCTAAAAACTATCCAATCAATACTATTTTGACAGCCATTAGATCTGAAGGTTACAAAAGCAGCAATGAAACTTTAAGAGCGCACAAAAACAAGGTGTGTAAATGCTGGGTAAAATAGAAAAAATACTAAAAGATAGGGAGGATCAATATGGAGATGCTAGACGCAATTTCACTAATATTGGCATTGGTTGGGGAGCAATTCTTGGCACTGATCCTATTCCTGCTCACATTGTTGCCTTAATGTACGATTTTGGTAAAACAATTAGATGCGTAGCCAACCCAGAAATTGAAGATAGTTGGCTTGATAAAGAAGGTTACACAAAACACGGCAGAGAAATAATTAAAAATGAGCCTTAAAGATAAATTTGATGAACTGCCTGAAGGTATTGAATCTTCTGATGTAAAAGAATTACGCAGTGCCTTGTTGCGCGTACAAAAACAATTAAAGCAAGCCAAGGAACGCACAGAAGATTTAGTTCAAACAACACAACAAGCGGCTTATGATGCAATGCTTACATTTGGAAAGATTACGCCAATACAACAACCATCAGCAGATAAAAGAAACACAAAACCTGAAGTTGCTTTATGGCACATGACAGACTGGCAAGGAGCCAAGCGCACACCGTCTTACAACAGTGAAATCATGCGCAAAAGAGTTTTAGAATTTTGTGAAAAAGCCGTACGCATTACAGACATACAGCGCAAAGATCACCCAGTTAAAGAAGTATATGTTTGTTTTGGCGGTGACATGGTTGAAGGTTTATTTAATTTCCCTGGCCAAGCGTTTGAAATTGATTCAACTATATTTGAACAATATGTAAATGTATCTAGGTTAATTGTTGATGTAGTGCGTTACGCATTAACAAACTATGAAAAAGTTACGGTAGTTCCTGAGTGGGGAAACCACGGAAGAATTGGATCTAAGCGCGACAATGTACCTAGATCAGACAATTTTGACCGCATGTGTTATGAGTTGGCAAAACAATTATTGCAACATGAAAAGCGTTTAACATGGCAAGATTGCCCAGAAGATATACAGCGTATTGAAATTGGTAATTACCGCGCATTATTAATTCATGGTGATGAAGTAGGCCGTAATGGTTTTGCATCACCCACCGCAATTGTTGGCCATGTTTCCCGTTGGCTATCTGGTTCTTATCCTTGGCATTTTAGAGATTGTTATATTGGGCATTACCACACACACAATGAATGGGCGCTGCCAAATGGATTAGGTTCTGTTTTCCAAACAGGATCAACAGAATCAGAAAACCGTTATGCAGGAGTTATGTTGGCTGCCAGTGCTACACCATCACAGCGTTTGCACTTTATTGATCCAGTTAAAGGCCGTGTTACAGCAGCATATAAAGTTTGGCTTGATTAAATTTAATCATCATCATCAAGCGTTTCAACTAAACACTTGCCGTTGCGGTGTTGAATCCCTACTTGGACTTTACCGCCTGAGTAGGGATCACGCCTTATTGCTATCTCAACCGCTCTTACTGCAATCGCTATTGCATCTTCATAAGAAGATTTTTCTTCTACCTGGTAAGCATCTAAAGCGCCCATAGCATAAGAGCCACCAGAGCCAGCAGTGTAAATACAACCTGATGTGCGCTCCCAAGCATAAGAAGAATCAATACTATAAATTACACCGCGAACACCAATTAATAAATCATTATCAAAACTTGCAATATCTCCATCATCTTTCATGTCATAACCTGAAGCAATAAAATGTTTACGCATGGCAGGTATAAATACTTTTGTAATAAATTTATCTAAATTATGTTTTGGCGGGCGTGGTGGTGTCCAACCAAAAGCCAATAAATTTTGACCACGGCACAAGCCCGCAGAGGCAAACAAATACCCATTATTTAAATTGATCTTACCTGTTGGCGAAATGTCATATTTACGGAATGAATCAGTGGCTTGTGAATCAGCCGCGATTATGCACCAATCTTGATTCTGAATTGCTACCAGCGTGGTCATTTAAGCCCTCTCCCTAGGCCCCTATTTTCTCATGCCACACGCCCCCTAGGGTGCTTGTAATTGACGGTGGTGGTCTATACCCTAATGCCACCCAGAGCCAAAAGGCTCATAGATTATGGAGGAATAAATTATGGCTGGAAACTATGAAGGCTATGAAACCGCAGCAGAGCGGCTTGTAAGAATTCACGCAGATCATAAAGATGTGCGAATTCATGCAAAAATTCTGGAAATAGTAAGAGATCCACAAACATTACGCCCTGTTCAATATGTTGTTGAAAGCAACATTTATTATGGTGATGTTTTAATGTTTGTTGATGTTGCAGAAGAAATGGTTGGAAGTTCTTTTGTAAACAAATCATCAGCGTTAGAAAACGCATCAACTTCTGCAACTGGTAGAGCATTAAGCCTTGCTGGTTATTTAGGTATTGATCCAAATACTAAAAAACCAATTAGACCAACTCAACAAGATATGCAAAAAGCATCAAGGGTTGAACAACCTGCTCCAAAAGTAAAGCGTGAATATACAGATTCAGAAATTGGATTAGCAACAGCCGCTTTTGGTCAAGTTGATGCAGCACAAACTAAAGATGAATTGAAAAATATTTATCGCACCAATACCGATTTACTTGAAATCAAAATAAATGGAGTTACATTACTTGATGCGATAAACAAAAAGGCAGGAGGGCTAAAGTGATAGATAGAAATTCCGTCATAGTTGCGCACAATGCTCAGCGCACATCTATCGCTGCTGCTGCAAATGTCTTGCCTCGAACTGGGTCCTTGCGTAGAAAGGTGTATGAACACATTTTGGCGCAAGGGCTTAGGGGCGCAACAGATCAAGAAATAGAAAACACTTTAAAAATTGATGGTAACACCATAAGACCAACAAGATTAAGTTTATGGAAAGATGGTTACATCATTGATACTGGAACTACTAGAAAAAACAATAACAATAATGAATGTATTGTTTGGAGAGCAGTAGAGGAAGGAATGATGTTATGAGTGACAAAAATAAGAAATTCACCCCACCAGCAGGATTTGTTGTGGCGGTACATGGAAACATCTTGGGAATCAGATCAGTTGCAAGAGAACTAGATATGTTTCCAGAAGCGTTAGCAGAGGCTATGGAAAGAGCAGGTTTTCAACTTGTTCCAGATCCTATGGATTTATCAGCAGATGCCGCAAAGGTAATTAAATTACAAGAAAAACAACAAACAGAAGGAATTAGATTAGTGCAGGAGGTGAAATTTGATGACTCAGGTAGTGACACCAGCACAAATTGAGGCAAGACTTTATGCGCTATCTAAAGAAGTAGATGATGCACATAATGATTTAGTTGAGGCAGAAGCGGAGTACCACCGTATTAAATCTCAATATGAAATCTCTATGGCGCAACAAAGAATCTATTTTGCACAACGCACAGCGCCTAATGGGAAAAATTACACAGTGCAAGAAAGAGATGACCACGCTTTATTGCAAAATCAAGGCTTACACATTGATATGGGTATTGTTGAAGCCAGGGTTAAAGCATCACGGGGGAATTCACAGCGCATAAAAACGCAGGTTGAAATAGCCCGCTCTATTGGTACATCAGTGCGTACAAGTTTGGATCTAACATGACCACATTTCTTGTTGCAGTAATTACGGGTTTTATTGCCTACTCAATTGGGTTTAAATTAGGCGCAATATCTACCCTTGCAAGATTATCTGCTATCTCAAAAGAGATGCAATTAATTCTCAATGATTTACAACAACAGATGAATCAATGGACAGAAGATGACTTATGAGTAGAGAAGAAACATTACAAGATCTGTTGCAATATTTTGGTTATGGTAAAGCAGAATCTAAAGATCTATCCCTTGAAATTATCCGCAATTTAGATAATTATGTGAGAGTGCAAGAAACCGTATTCAAGAGATTAGGAAAAATTACATGATTGATTTACAAGACATGGTTATCAAATCTCTTGGCGCTTATGACAGTCAAAGAGATAGATCTCAGCAAGTAGAGATTGGTCCTAGCAGTATCGGAGGTTGTGCGCGTAGGGTTTATCACGATTTAAAACAAACGCCCAAAATCAACGAAACCGAAAAATTAGCAGCAATACTAGGAACATTTATTCACTCTGGTTTAGATAAAGCAATCAGGCGCAATGATCCATTTGAGGATAATTTCCTTATTGAAATTGAAGTATCTCATGGAGATTTAAAAGGTCATTGTGACTTATTTATTAAAGATATTGGCCTAGTTGTTGATTGGAAAACTACAACCAAGTCAGGTATGCGTTATTTTGGATCAGAACAACAGCGTTATCAGATTCATACCTATGGTTGGCTGCTAGAAAACAATGGCTATGAAGTAAAAGAAGTTGCTCTTGTTGGAATTCCCCGTGATGGCAAGATGCAAGACATTCAAGTAATGCGTGAAAAATATGATCCAGCAATAGCCCAGCAAGGAATTGCCTGGTTAGATGGAATCAAACAAATAGTTGCAACTAATTCCCCTGCCCCAAGTCCAGAGAAATATGCAAAATGGTGTACAAACTATTGCCCATATTTTGATAGAACAGGAGAAATAGGTTGCCCAAGTATGACGAAGTAGATTGGAGCAAAGCAGCCTGTACAGGAATTTATACAGATTTGTTTTATTCAGTTGAAGAAGAACGCTCAATCATGCAGTACAAATACATAAATACATTACGGAGTGTTTGTGCTGCATGTCCTATCTGGAAAGATTGTTTAACTTACGCATTTGAATATGAAGATTACGGAGTATGGGGAGCGCTCACATCTATGGAACGGGTAGCCATGAAAGATGCAACGAAGAACCCACATCAAAGACGCAGAGCATTATTAAATTTAGATGACCAAGGAATTTCTTTTGCACAGATACAAGAATGTATGATTGAAGCCAAACGGAAGAAGGCAAAATGAGCATCATTAGATCACCCAGATTAGAAAGCAATTTTAGTGTTGTTTCTAATTCTGTTGTTAGAGATAGCAGATTGAGTTATAGAGCGCGTGGAGTGCTTTTAGAGATCCTTAGCCGCCCAGATAATTGGCGCGTATCTGGAGATTCTTTAGCAAGATCTGGCAAAGAGGGTAGAGATGCAATTCTTACCGCTTTAAAAGAGTTAAGAGATTGTGGCTACATACGCATGGTCCGCGAGCGCAAAGAAGATGGAACTTTTGTAACGAATAATTATGTTTACGATACACCGCAAGACACCGCACCAAGCCCTGAAAATCCTGCTACGGATCTTGCAGCACAACCGAACCCTGGAAAACCGAACCCTGGTAAACCGCAGTTGGATAATCAGGGCATATTAGAAGAACTATCTAAGAAGAACTTAGATACAAACAGTGAGTTTGAAATTTTCTGGAATGTGTATCCAAGAAAGGTTGCTAAGAAGGCTGCTGAAGTTGCATTTGTAAAAGCATCAAAGCACACACCAGTAGCAACAATAATTTCAGCAGCAGCAAGATACGCAAAAGATCCAAACAGAGTTGAGGCTTACACAGCGCACCCTGCTACCTGGTTAAATGCACATAGATGGTTAGATGAACCATTACCAGTTAGAGAAAAAACTTTAGAAGAAAAGAAGGCTGAAGAAGCACGAAAAGCCAGGGAAAGATCAGAGCGCGAAAAAGAAGAAAGCCGTAAATGGTTTGAGGAGCAGGAAAGATTACGGGCAGCAGCCGTTCCGCCACCAGAAAGATTACGGGCCTTGTTAAAAGGATTGAATTAGCAATTCTCATGTTGAGTTTGTTAGAAGTTTAGTTACAATTCTTTTATGATAAATTTTTTTGTAGAGGGGCAACCGATTCCGCAAGGATCAATGAAAGTCATTAATGGCTATGTCATTCATTCTCAGGGATCAGCATTAGCAAGTTGGCGATCTGCAATAGCCCTGGCTGCAAAAGTAGCGGGAGCAAAACCGCATTTAGAGCCAGTAGAAATAAATTTAGAATTCACAATGTTGCGCCCCCGCACAGTTACCCGTCAGGAGCCATCAGTTGCCCCAGATCTGGATAAACTGGTCAGGGCGGTCCTAGATGGCCTAACAGCCATTGCCTACCGTGATGACGGCCAGGTGACCTCTTTAACGGCCTCTAAAGCCTATGGGGAGCGCCCAGGCGTGAGCGTACGGGTAGGCGCAAAGTTGCCTGTTACTCTCCAGTAGGTAACAAAATCGTTATAGAAAATTGTTAAGAAATGTGCCACAAATGTTGCAACTTTCTGGATTTGTGCATTAAAGTTACTCCATAAGCCCAACAAGGGGCGAAGAACATGGAGGCAAGACAATGAACACAGTAATAACAGATGAGAAGTTGCAATTAATATTTACAGGCAAGCGCATGAACGCTCGCTTCGAATACAATGTAATTTTTCAAGATGTAGATATAGCCAGTCAAATAACTTTCAAAACTATTTGGGCTGACAATAAAGTTGAAGCAACACAATTAGCCCGTGAATACGGTATCCGTTTTATTGATTCCCGCCCTGTTGTTATTCAGAAAGTGGGCAAATAATTATGAATACAACTGAACTAACACCAGCACAAAAAGCAGCACGAACACGCAGATCAAACAAAGCAGATGCAGCCTATAACGCAATGTACGCATTTGAATATTCTCAATGGGTTGAAGCGTTAGATAAGTTTTGTCCACCACGCGATAGCGTTATTGATGCGCTAGAAAAAAAGCGTGATGAAGCAATTGCAAAAATCCAAGCGCAATTCCAAGAAGAATATGATGCAGTAATGGAATCATTTAATAATCTAATGAAACCAACATCAGATGCTTTAAATCAAAAGCGTGATAAAGCATGGGAAATTTACAAAGATGAAATTCTAGGAAATTTTGAAGTGGAGGCAAAATAATGATTAACACAACAAAAGGTAAAAATCTTACGCAACTAGAAAAATTGTTGCCAGCACTAACTGGAATTCAGTCAGATGCTTTTGGTGCTGCTGGTGACAATGAATGGAACAAACCAAGCGCTGCATCAAAAACTGACATGATGCAAGCAATTGATTGGCTACTAAGTTATGAGTGGGGATCAGATGTAGAAACTGGTCAGGCTTATATAAATGTTGCTGAATTCCTTAGCGGTGAAGTGCTAAAGAAAATAAAGAAAGATTACGCAAAAGCAAACAACTGCAAAGTTTCACAAGTTAAATTTGTGGAGCCAAAATAATGAAACCATTAATAAATTCAAAATGGAAATGCGATAATTGCGGCAAACAAGGCGCAAGAGAATATTTTGGCGCAGGAGTTAATTGCGAAACTTGTGCTTCTAAATATGAAAAAGTTTGGTATTCAACTTATGAAAAACAAGAGGCAAATTAATGTCAGAAGAACTATTGCCATCTTTACAAGAGTTGGCTGACTTGGCTCAAAAGTTAATTGAACTTACGCAAGAGGCAAAATGAGATCTCAAACTTTAATTTTTTACCCTGCTCCTGCTGGCGGCAAATGGCACACCGTGGACCGCATTACTAAGGTAGCCACTTGCCACCCTCAAATCATGGACACAAACACCCCTCCGATCCATGTAAGCCCCAACCAGGTAGATATTCACCCCATGCTCTGCAAAAGGTGTCTGGCAGCCAAATGAGAACCCAAAACACGCTCAAAATGGACAAAAAGATTCCTACAAAATGTCCAACAAATGTTGCCAATTATGCCCCTGATGCCTTAAACTTATCTCATAAGGGCAGACAGCCCGAAGAACATGGAGGCAAGGCAATGTTTTACTACAAGGCAGAAGCAACATTTACAATCAATGGTGCAGATGTAACTCTTAACGGTTGCAAAGCATCAGAGCGTAATTATTCACATGCAGTAATTACAGTTGCATCAACTGTAAATGAAACTTATCTTGATGGCACACCTAATCCTGATTTTGGTAAAACAATTTCTATGATTTCATTTCACCAAGGTTTAGATAATGCAATCAAAGCATCAAAATCAAATACTCATGCAACTTACGGTGGCCAAGGTTATTTAGATCGTAAAAATAATATTAAGCGTCAAATTAATCCAACTGCTGATACTAGAATTGTTGAAACAACTTTAGTAGATGGCAAAACTTACCGTAACTTCAAAACAACTTATATTGACCATAACGGTCAAGTAGCAACAACTAAATAGTTAAACAGCCCGCCCCTAGTGGGCAAGCAGAGATGCGATCTCTCTGGCGGGCGCTAGAAATACCAAGGCGGTATTTCTTAACAAACATGGAGGCGAAGTAATGACAAAAGCAATTAAAGAATGGGTTAGCAAAGACGGTTCATTTGCTATTAAAGTAAATGATGATATGACTTACCAAATAATTAAAAATGGTGAAGTTGTAAACACCAATCATGCAATGAATAAGTGGTATGACACAGCAGGGCAAGTTGTTACACATATTCAAAATGACATTGATTATGGTTATTATCCGCAACTTGCAGGTAAGAAGTAATGAAAAGCATATTTATTGAAGCCCGTGAATGGTTTGATAAAACGGGCGGCAATAGTTATTGGTCCGCTCAGATCAAAGTTAATGGGGATTCAGTTTTAACAATCCCCATGACTTATGGCTATGACACTGCTTACTTGCATAACTCTTTAGAAGCCTTGCATAAAGCAGGACACATTCCAACATTTGATCTATGGAATTTAAGGCAAAACGGATTCCATGTTTACCACACCAAATACCCAACTAAGAAGAAGGAGATGTACAAATGAAATACAGAGTAGAACTAATGATTGACCAGGAAACATTAAACATGGCTGCTGAGATATACCCAAATGCAGCCTATAAAAGTAAATCAATGATTAACGCTTTAGAGCGAGAGCAGGTGGGCAATATTATTAATACAGCCCTTAGTTCTTTATTTGATAGCGTAGAAATCACAACCGTGCGTAAAGTCAGTCCAGTTAAAAGGGTGGTTTGCTAATGAAACTTACAAAGCGTGGTAAACGCGTAAGAGCAATTGCAATCTTGCTTGGGCTTATTGCAATTTATTACATTGTCAATCACATCTGGTGGACAGGCACAGGCTATTGCTGGGGAAACATTAATGAATGTGTAGGAGGCTTGTAATGAAAAAAGCAATAATCCTTGGTTTGTTAATTGCATTAATTCCTACAACTGCACAAGCAGAAGAACGCGGTGCATGGGTTAAAGTTGATGCAAACGGAACTGCAATTGGTCAAGCAATTGTTTGCACTGCATCAGTTTGTGGTGATCCGAATAGCCTTTACAACAAGATGACGCTGGGAACTAATGAGCGTTATGTATTGCAAGCACCTGCATCTGCTGATGGCAATGTTGCTGGAGTGGGCGCTGGTCAAGGACCAACTTTAGTAAAAGTTGATTTAGAAACTAAAGTTTGGACCGTTGTAAATGAATCAACACATGTAAATCCAGTAACAAAAGAATCAACTACAACTGTTACCACACAGCGCTTTACACCAGACCGTGCGCCTTGGGTAGCAACTAATTCTGTATCTGAAGTTACAACTGTTGTAGTTCCAACAGTTACATCTGACTTTATAGCGCAGCAAGAATTAGAAATAGCAGCGCTTAAAGACAAAACTGCAAAACTTAAAAATAGAATAAAAAAGAAGGCAAGAAAATGAGTTACGGATCAATGATGGGGTCAGGTATTTATTCAGAAGAAGTTACACGCGAAATAGTTTGTAAAGAGCGTTGTGATGAATGTCCTGAAAATGCTCCTTGCCCTACTTATTGGAATGAAGATTTTGCAACAGATGATTGGGGCAATATAGATCAATCAGTTACTTGCCCTACATGCAAGCACTCATACACTTATAGGGAGGAACAAGAATGAGTTACCACATAGTTGTAATAACAGATGGCAAAGAAACTTGGAAAAAAGATTATGACAATTGTTTACAAGCCGTGCATGATTACGACAAATTTGTTGATGTTGGCTGCTCTGGATTTGGGCAATTAATTTATTTAGTTGAGCCTGATGGAACTTCACATCAAAAATATTTCTCACGAAAACCATAATTTATGCAAAACAACATGGAGGATCAGGGTAAAATAGTGCAAGTCCAAAAACTACTCTCAAAGGGGGAAATCATGGACAGTAAACTTAATCGGTGCGCTTATGGCGCTTGGCATTTTGGAGAAAAACTCTGCGAAGTCTGCAACTTGGAGGCTAAGGAGTAGCCGTTAAGTTAGTAGCGCAAATCCTTTTAGCGGCCCTTCTAGCGGTTGGATTTGTTGCCAGTACACCTGCTGCTGCCGAAGCCCCACATTTAACGCAGAAGCAAAAGACCAAAATGATTCCACCAAAACAATATGCGTTAATTTTGGTCAAGGAACAATGGCGGCCTGATGCTCAAAAACAATTTGCCTGCCTGCATCAACTCTGGACAAAAGAGAGTAACTGGCGGCCAAATGCTTTAAATAAAACTTCAGGTGCGTTTGGAATTGCTCAATTTTTGCCATCTACCTGGGGTAACTACAAATTCCCATACAAGCCTAAAGATCCACAAATTCAAATTAAGGCTGGATTGCGCTATATCTACAAACGCTATTCCACCCCTTGCAATGCCTGGGCTTTTTGGAAAAAGAAAGCAGGACCAGATTTGATTGGCGGGTGGTATTGAGTAGAATGAATTGTGGACAAAAAAGTTGTAAAAATAGTGCAAGATCGTGCTGGTAACTATTGCGAAGTTTGCGGGTCATCAGCATTACCTTCTATGGCGCTGCATCACAGAAAACTTAAATCTAGGGGCGGCAAAGACACGCCCGCTAACCTAATCCACATACATCACGGCTGCCATAATCTAAATACCGATAGTATTCACCTCAATCCTGCAAAAGCGGAGGCAAAAGGTTGGTTATGTCCATCTTGGAGAGAGCCAAACGAACACCCTTTTGTTAAACCAGATGGAACTATTGTTTTGTTACAAGATGATGGTTCTGAATTTATATTAATGGAAGGCGATTAATGAACATTACAGTTAAAGGAAATGTTGGGTCTGAGCCAGAATTAAAGTTTTCTAAAAACAATATGGCTTACATAACTCTTAGCGTTGCACATACACCACGCGTTAAAGATGGTAATGATTGGAAAGACGGAGATACCATGTGGTTTAGAGTGGTGCAATTTGGATCTAAGGCTGAAGCAACTGCTGATTGTATTAAGAAAGGTGATGCGGTACTTGTGTCTGGTGCATTAAAACAATCTACTTACACAGACAAAGAAGGCAATGAAAAAGCATCATTAGAAATTACAGCAGAAAACATAGGATTAGTTCCCCGTTTAATTAAAAAAGTAGCAACTAGAACTGAGGGAGAACTTTCATGGTAGCAGACGGATTAATTAGCGCAGCAGAAGCAGCACAAATGCTTGGTATAACTATGAATAACTTACGCCAAATACAACACCGTAAAACAATTACATGGGTGGAAAAGTCAGGCCGTAATGTGTATTACCGCAAAACAGATGTGGAAAATTATGTTTCAAAGCGTCAGGCGCGTAACCATGAGTAAAGAAAAATACATTAAACCTTTAAAGATTTGGGTACATTACGGATTCTTCTTAAAGCGTTTTGGTTTAGGTTTTACTATTGATAAATACCAATTCACAGTTGATGTTGGACCATTCTGGTTTGGTATAGAATGGGCGTAGCAGAAGATCCAGAAGTAAACCTTGCGCTGCAATTGTTTGCTGAAAGATTACGGGCAAAAGGCAAAGACACATTAGCCTTTAAGATTGAGAATTTGATTGATTTAGTCACAGATGAAGTAGAGAAGGAAATCAAAGCAAAACCCCGTAAGTAAAAGTATTCTTTCTCCTATGACACTTGTTATAGAAGAAGAAGTAACCATAGAAGATATTGATGAAGCGCTGCGCCATTTAAATTTGATGCTCAAAACAGATCAATACGGCAACCGCCTAACATGGAAAAAGAAGCAAATTCTTCTTCAAAGCGTTGATGATTTACTTGATGTAAGGCTTGTATTAAGCCAGGAAAAATAGTAGGTTTAGATCACTACATAGGTCAGATGCCTATGTGAGTGCTGGACAGGACCCTCACAATGTATTGCATTAGGGAAGATGCGATAACTTGTGGGGGTTTTGTTCTTACATAATGTTTAACTCAATTTGAAAGTTAATGTTTCCTAATTTATAGTGAACACATGGCAAGAAACATAACACCTGAACCAGACCAGATTGAGCGTGAGAACAAAGTTCTTGAATTGCGCTCACAGTCTTACACCTGGCGAGCCATTGCAACTGAAGTTGGTTATGCCAGTGGTGCTGGTGCGTTGAAGGCTTACATGAGAGCCATCAAACGCCAACAACAAGAGCCAGTTGAAGCAGCGTTGTTTATGGAGTTATCCCGCTTAGATGAACTGCAATCAATTTACTGGGAGCCTGCGGTACAAGGCAATATGCGAGCGGGTGAATTTGTTTTAAGAATTATGGATAGAAGGGCAAAATTTTTGGGGCTAGATGCTCCAACTAAAATACAAGCAGAGGTGGTGAGTTATGAAGGCGGAGCAGGATCCCTTGATGCCGAAGTTGATAGAATCGCAAGAATCATTGACGGAGTTGATGCAAGCAACACAATCACCCTCACTGAACAGCAGGATCAAAGCGAGCAGATTTATATGGAGGAATCGCCTAGCCCGTAAAGAACAATTACCACCAGAAGGCGATTGGAACATTTGGCTTTATATGGCTGGTAGAGGTGCTGGTAAAACCCGTACAGCAGCCGAATGGTTAGCCTGGGAAGCCATTAGAACGCCTAATACAAGATGGGCGATAGTTGCCCCTACATTCTCTGATGCTAGAGATACTTGCGCTGAAGGTGAATCTGGAGTTATTTCCGTACTGAGCCGTTACAGAATGTTGGCGCATTGGAACAGATCTATGGGCGAGATCTTATTAAATAACGGATCCAGAATTAAACTTTTTTCTGCGGATCAACCAGATAGATTTAGAGGCCCGCAACATCATGGAGCCTGGTGTGATGAGTTAGCAGCGTATAGATATTCTGACGCTTGGGATCAATTACAGTTTGGATTACGCCTGGGTGATAAACCTAGAATCGTAGTTACAACAACACCACGGCCTATGCCTCTGATTAGAATGTTGGCTAATAGAACTGATGGCAGTGTAGTTATTACAAAAGGTTCAACATTTGATAATGCTGCAAATTTAGCGCCATCTGCATTACTTGAATTACAAGCCCGCTATAACGGAACAAGACTTGGCAGACAAGAACTTTATGGCGAGATCCTGGAAGATACTGAAGGCGCTCTATGGACTAAGGGATTGATTGACCGTAACAGACTGAAGAAAGCCCCTGCTCTATCCCGCATTACAGTTTCCATTGACCCTGCGGTAACAAACAACCAATCATCTGATGAAACAGGAATCATAGTTTGTGGATCTGATTCTGCTGGGCATGGATATGTGCTTGGAGATTATTCATTTAAAGGTTCACCCCTGGACTGGGCCTCTAAAGCAGTATCGGTATTTGATGAATGGAAAGCAGATTCAATTTTGGTAGAAGTAAACCAGGGTGGCGATATGGTGAGTGCAGTTCTGAAGCAGATTAGGCACTCTTTACCGATTAGAGAAGTGCGAGCGCATATAGGTAAAAGATTACGGGCTGAGCCAGTAGCAGCAATGTACGAACAAGGCCGAATTCACCACATAGGAGAGTTTCCAGTTTTAGAGGATCAAATGACAGTGTGGACACCGAATGATTCTTATTCTCCAGACCGAATTGATGCTATGGTACAAGCGTTTAGTAATCTTCTTGGATCACAGAATGTTAGTAATTACTTTAACGCTCTTGCTAACTTTTGCCCTAAGTGCGGATTGCCTATGCCTAAGTCAATGTCACATTGTTCTAAGTGTGGAAGCGCTATGATTAGCGTTGCTGAAACACAAGAGCAATTAATTTAAGGAGATTCACATGGGTCTGCGTGACCGAATCGCAAGAGCAATAGCAGGATCCGATTTAGAGAAAGCCCCGCGTTTACCTGCGGGTTCAACAACAATGACTGAACAAGAAATGCGCAACCGCGCTGGTGGTTCTATCGGACAGTCATACGGCAACAATGTGCCACTACCTAGAAATCCTTGGCAAGCAATGGTTCCATTTGGACCAGGCTTACCAATCACACCTGGTGCAATTAATCCACTAAGACCAGATGGCAGACCAGATCCGCGTAGATTTGAATATCAAGTAGCACAAAATATAAATGTCACTGAAACCCGTTTAATATCATTTAAAACATTAAGAGCAGCAGCAGATCAAATAGATATTCTGCGTAGATGTATTGAAGTTACTAAATCGAAATTATCAGGATTAGATTGGGATATTGTTCTTGGATCTGATGCCTCTGAAAAAATTGCAGCCGAATCAGGCGGAGATCATGTACGCGCTATGGCTAAAGCCCGCGAGAAATACACAGATGAAATCAATAGAGTGCGTGAATTCTGGGAGAATCCAGATCGCGCTAACGGACTTACATTTACAGACTGGTTAATGATTGCTGCTGAAGAAACTCTTGTTATTGATGCACTTGCAATCTTCCCACAACCAACAGTAGGTGGAGATTTATACGGATTACAGATTTTAGATGGCGCAACAATCAAGCCGCTTATTGATGATCGCGGTATGCGCCCTATTCCACCTGCTCCTGCTTATCAACAGATTCTTTATGGATTCCCTAGATCTGAATTTAGTGCGAACGCTGATGATCCTGCTGCTGATGGTGAATTTACTGCTGATGATTTGGCTTATATGGTGCGCAACCGTAGAACTACAAGCGTTTATGGTTATTCACCAGTAGAGCGAGCGCTGCCATTGGCTGACATTTACCTAAGAAGGCAACAATGGATCCGCGCTGAATACACAGATGGCGTAATGCCAGATCTGATGTTTACAACTGATGCCGAATGGGGAACTAACCCTGATCTGCTACGCGCTTATGAAAACATTTTAAATGATGACTTGGCTGGACAGACTGAACAGCGTAAACGCGCTCGCCTGCTACCAACTGGATTAACTCCAATATCAAATGAAGGATATGGCGAGAAGTTTAAAGACACATTAGATGATTATTTGATTACATCTATCTGCGGTCATTTTGGCGTACAACCATCTGAGATTGGGTTTGCTCCTAAAGGTGGGTTAGGTGGCGCTGGATATGAAGCAAGCCGCGCTGAAACTGCTGAGGCTATCGGAATTCAACCGTTGGCTAACTGGTATTCAAAGATGCTAACAAATCTTTCTTATGCTTACCTTGGTATGCCACGCGAACTTGAATTTAAACTGATGACCTCAAAGCGTTTGGACAATGAAGCAAATGCCCGTAAGTCACAGATTGAAATTACCTCTGCTGGTAAAACTATCAATGAGCGTAGATCTGAATTAGGTTTGCCTTTATTAGATACTCCGCAAGCAGATATGCCGTTACTTGTTGCTGGTGCAGATATTTTCCTATTCTCACCAGATGGAATCATTAACGCTAAAGAGGTAATCTCTGCTCCTACACTAGAAGGGCCAAACGCTACTGCTATTGCGCCATCTACTCCAGATACAGCAGAGAGCAAGCCAGAAGAAGAATCAAATCCAAAAGAAGAATCTGAGATTGAAGAAGAAATAGACAGGGCAACAGTAGATGAAGTTAAAGCCTTTATGAAGTGGGCTAATAAAGGTAAACGCGCCCGTCTATTTGAATTTAAATCTTTAGATCCTATTGTTGGGGAAGCGCTTAACCGTTGTGCATTTGACGGGGATCTTGAAACCGCAAGAGCGCTCGCTAAAGCGTATTTAACATGATTTGGGAACGCGCCCTGGAAGCAGATGCGCGTTTAGCGGCTAGAAATGCGGTAAAGATTAGAGCGGCTATTGCTCAATCTTTTGATGCCAGGCGTGTATATGAACAGTATCTTTCAACTCAACCTGCGGTAAGCAATAAGCCTGCGCAAGATCGCGCCCGTGCAAGAGCCTGGGTAATGCTCAATGTCCGCGTCAATATGGAACCGCTCAAAGAAGTTATGTTAAGAGTTTGGGCTGAAGGATATGTAACTGGAGATGCTTTTGCTGAAGAACAAGTGGCTATGGCTAGAGTTGCAGCCAAGGCTGATGATGGAAGTTATGTAGATTGGTCAAAGTGGAGGCCAGGAGATCAAGCCTCTGCTTTATTGTTGCGCCCACCTAAAGCATTTCAACAGTTGCTACAAATGCAAAGCATTACATTCAAAGATTTCTCTGATACAACAATTAGAGATATTGGTAATGCCGTTGCTGATGCTATTGAACTGGGTATGACTGCCGAAAGATCGGCTAAGAATATTGCAAGACATGTGGCTAATCCTGCGCGAGCGCTGAGCATTGCAATCACAGAGCAGAACCGCGCTATCTCTTACGCAACTATTAACCGCTTTAAAGAATCTGAGATTCAAAAGATGGAATGGCAAACATCTAGCCCTTGCGATAAATGCGCACAGAACCAGGGCCAAGTTATTGAAATAGGCGGAACATTTAACTCAGGTGGAACTCAACCTCCAGTACACCCACATTGCCGTTGCGTATTGCTACCTGTAATTCCTGATTTTGATGAACAAGAGGCAACCCCAACAGGTACAACATTAATAACTCCACCTATTGCACCCGTATTGCCTCCAGTTGTAGCCCCAACCGTAACTGCACCTAAGCCCGTATCTGTAAATCCAGGTTTTGCAATCTATGATGAAATGGATAGCCGCCCATTCATACCTGGTCAATGGGAAGTTGTACCTAAAGAGGCCATGCTTGAAGTAGAACTCCAAAACATCATACGCTCACGCACTACAAAGATAGACAGAGCAAGAGCAGCCGTAATTTACGATATACACGCAAAGAAAATGGATCGGGATTTTGTTGCCAAGGGTGTTGTTTACAAGAACGGTCCTATTGAAATTCAATTTGGTGGCGTGGGCCTTGGGGTCAAAGAAGAAATCCGCAAACAAGTAATTGAAGAAGTAGAAAAACTACAAATCAGCAATCCTAAGAACCGTGCCGTAGTCCACATCACCAAGGACAGCAAGAATAAATATGGCTGGGCTTACTTAGGCCAAGAAGATCTATGGGTTGTTCCTAAGATTGTTAAAGATGCGGAATTGAAGGTTAGTGGCGCTGGTGGATTTAAGATGCCAGTAACTCCAACTACTACCCAATTCCAATACACTCTAAGCCACGAATGGGGTCACATAGTTGATGATCTTTCTCCTGGTTCTATTTCAAGACAGAGCGCAAGAACAACAGAAATAATTACTAAACTTAAAAAAGAATTCCCTGATGCGTTTAAGAGCAGATATTCAGCAGAGAACAGTAAAGAATTTTATGCTGAAATGTTTACCGAGTATTACAGGACCAGTGGAGCAACCCCTAACCCGCTTGTTCAGGCTATGGCTACTGAATTTGGCTGGAAGGTTCCTGGCGGGGTAGTACAACCTAAGCCTGTTCCAGTTCCTACTCCTAAAGAGCCTGCTAAGGCTAAGACGGTCAAGGCTAAGTACAGCAGCCAAGATGATTTTGATAGAGAAACCATTGTTGCTATCACCAAGATTAAACCAAATGAAATGGGCATAGTAACTATTTGGAATGGTGCTACTCAGCGCTATGAAGAAGCATTTAAATACACTGGAGATGACCGATTAAAAGCCATATTACAGGCCCAAGGATTTACTGCTAAACCTACAATATTGAGCGCAAAAGAATTTGAGGTATTGGAAGGATTAGGCACAACAATTCTTCACCGTGGATTAACTCCTAGCGCAACCAAGTCAGTTGATTCAATGATTAAAGATTTCAAGGAAGGTGATATGTTTGTTGGTACAGGCGTTGTTGGTAATGGCGTTTATACAGGCACAGATCTTTCTTATGTAATTAAATATGCTGAGGGTAAACCTGAGAATGTAATAACTATGGCGCTATCTCCAAAAGCAAAAACGATTAGCGTAGATGATGCCAAAAATGGAGCAAAAGTGTATTCAAATGCTTTTTTTGACAGAGCATTTAAAAGGCCATACCAAAATCCACAAGCGGGTAGGTTTGTAGATTCATTTGGAGATTTAGATGAAGAAACATTTAGACAACTAGGCATAATTTATCAAGATCCAGGTAGATACGCGGCTTTAAATGGTTATGACGCAATCAAATATGTAGATGATGATGGAGGGGTGTTTGTGATACTAAACAGAGGGGCGCTAAGGGTGAAAGAATGATTACAGACCATGTAATAAGCATAAAATGGGCAACAGCAATTAACAGTTTCAAAGTAAACAAGATAGAAGATGTTCAAGTTCTTGATGAATTCAGGGATTGGTACACAAAGGCATCATCTATTAATGAAGTACCGCAACCATATAGAAACTGGGTACTAAACGGGCTGCCAGAAAAATACACAACACTAAAGCCAATAAAGGAGGCGTAATTAATGAACGAACAAGAAGAAAGTTGCGATCCAGTAGATTTTATAGATCCTGAAGAAGCAACATTACAAGAACTCTATTACTTGGCTGAGAGAGGTGTGCCAAAAGCAAAAGAGATAATTGAGCGTTATGAGAAAGAAGTTGATATTCTTATGGCTGAAGAAGCAATTAAAAAGTCAATGCAAGTGACTTGGACAGAGGTTTAAATGGCTTTAAAACAAACAAACATTACAGTTGGTAGTACACCTATATTGATTGCAAACAATGACGCTAAGGTAGGCAAGGTTAGATATTACATTGTAAATACTGGCGGTACACATGACGCTTTCATAGGTGATTCAACTGTTACCTCATCTACTGGGTATGTGATTGGTAAATTTCAATCAACTGGTGTCAATAATAGATTCCAAATAGATCTATATGCTGGAGAATCTCTTTTTGCAACTTGCGCTTCAGGTAATACAACTACTATTACGGTATTGAACGCGGGAAGTTAATATGGCAGAAGGTTTTGTACCACCACAAACGGTTAGAAGTAATGCTGCTCGCGGCTTAGAGTTACGCGAAAAATACGGCAGAGGTGGAACAGAAGTAGGTGTTGCCCGCGCTAGAGATCTAAAAAATGGTGCTGCACTTTCATTAAGAACAATCAACAGAATGGTTTCTTATTTTGCTCGCCATGAGGTTGATAAGAAAGGCGAAGGTTGGGGAAAAGACAGCGCAGGTTACATTGCTTGGCTATTATGGGGTGGTGACGCTGGGCGCTCCTGGGCAAACAGGATTGCAAGAGAAAACAAAAAGAAAACAACGGAGAAATCAATGATAAATGATTTAACAACAGCCTTTTTTGAGATTGTTAAGGCCGATAAAAATGATGATGGCACTTTAATGGTTTACGGCAAGGCAACAGATGATTCATTAGACATTGACCAACAAATTTGTGATCCAACTTGGCTAGATGATGCAATGCCAGAGTGGTTTAAGTCAGGCGGCAATATCCGCGAACAGCACAGCAACATTGCAGCAGGCGTAGCAAAAGAATATGAGAAGAAAAAAGACGGACATTACATACACGCTTTAGTTGTAGATCCAGTTTCAGTTAAGAAGGTAGATACTGGCGTACTTAAAGGTTTCTCAATTGGAATTAAAAACCCACGCGTAGTCCGCGATCAGAAAGCAGCCAACGGGCGCATAATTGATGGCAAGATTGTTGAGGTTAGCCTTGTAGATAGACCCGCTAACCCAAACTGCCAGTTAGTCCTGGCTAAGTCTGCTGAGGGTGAGAGTAATTTATTCAAGGTAGAAGAATTAATTGAAAAGGAAGAAAAGAAACCAAATTACGCAAACATTAACGCTGGTGGAGAGGGATCAGAGCCATCAGATAAAGAGTTATACAACCGCGTTAAGAATGAGGCTAAGGATAAGTTTGATGTTTACCCATCTGCCGTAGCAAACGCCTGGGTAGTCCGCGAATACAAGAAGCGCGGTGGAACTTACAAAAAGAAAACAGACAAAGGGGTAGATACCCTAGAATTACCTTACATAACTGAGGGAGAAGCCATGAGCAATTTAGTAGATGACATTATTGAGTTATCTAAATCTTATACTGGTGGCGATTTACTAAAGTTTGATAGAAATACTTATGACAATGCAAGACAAGCACTAGCACAATTAATTGCAATAGAAGCACAAGAAATGAATGAGGGAAGTAATGAAGAATCTTCTCTTACACACCTAATAGCCGCAGTCCATCACCTTTTTGCTTGGTATCAGGGTGAGGAAGCAGAAGGAGAAACAATGGAAAATGAAGATATAGAATTGGCGGCAGGTTCAGACAAAATGAACATTCAGCCAAAAAAGGGCGAATCTAAAGATGACTTTATGAAACGCTGCAAAGCAAAAGGTATGAATGATAAAGATGCAGGAATTTGTGCTGATAAATTCTACAAAGATGCACATAAAGTTTATGGTGATGATGATAAAGAAACATCAAAATCTACTGATGCAGAAGCAGCAGAATTAACAGAGCCAACAGAGGTTGCAGAAGTTACTGAAGAAGCACCTGTTGTTGAAGAAAAGAAAGAAGAAGAAGTAGCAGCAGTTGAAGAAACTCCTGCTGAACAAGTTTCTGAGGAAAAAATATCTTCAGAAGAAGTAGAAGCCATAGTAGAACAGGCAATAAAGAGCGCAACGCAGTCAATTAAAACAGAGATTGCTTCTCTAGTATCCGCAAAAGAGGCGGCACTGAGCAAAGCAGTAAGTTTAGAATCTGAGTTGGCAATTGCTAAATCTCTTGCGGTGGCTGGTGGTCCAAAACGAACAGGTACATCAGTGGCTCAGTCCAATGATTTGTTTGTCAAGGCCGCTACCTACAAAGCGAAAGCACAAGCAACAACCGATCCCGTACTTGCCAAGGGTTACAAGCAATTAGCAGATGAATTTTTTGCTAAAGCAAGCAATCCAGAAGCAACTAAATAACAATCTCTGAAAGGAATAACATGTCGCTTACAGCGCCTAAAGCGGTTGATCTATTTGGTGATACAACACCAGTAGAAGCCGCACAACGCATGGAAGAATTTACTTCTGAATTAGGTAAATCACTTTCTAATGCTTCAAGTGTGCCTGGTCAGGCTCCAACAGCCGATCCAATGTCACAGTTAGAGGCACTTGCATCAAGCAAGTCACTAACAGCAGAAGCATCAGCAGGGTTACAAAATGCACTTGCCGCACAAAGAATGGCAATGCAAGATATTCAAAAGGATATAACCCTTACATCTCCACTTAGCACATCTTTTGCTGCTTTTGACTTAGAAGCACCATCAAAGATGCTAACACCTCGCCCAACACCACTACGCAACAGAATTCCGCGTAAAAAAGGTGTCGGTACTTCACACCGTGTAAAGAGAATTACTGGTTACACAGGTACAGGTACAGGCGGACAAGGACAAATCTGGCCAGGAATCACTGAAACCACAACCAATACATTTGGTTCAATTGCTTTTGAGCGTGGTCCTAAGATCTCCTACACAGCAGATGATTTGATCCTGCCTTACAACTCATACTCACTATCAGATAGCGTTTCATTTGATGCTAACTTCTCAGGTCTTGGCTACCAAGATCTACGCCAACTATCATCAACTTCTACCCTATACGCAACAATGCTTATGGAAGAAAGAATGATGTTGATGGCTCGCGGAACAGCATCAGGTTACTCAGGCGCACTTGCTCAGGTAACTAGCGTAGTAACTGCTTCTCCAGTAGCAGGAACAGGTCAAACTGCTCTTGCATCAGGAACTTACTATGTAGTTGTTACAGCAGACGCAGGTATCTCAGGTAACGGATTTGGTGAATCTATCGCTTCTGCAATTGGAACTGAAACAGTCAATACTGGTGATGTTCTTGAAATTACATTCCCAGCAGTAGTTGGCGCACTTGGTTACAACATTTATGTTGGAACAACAACAGGTCTTGCTAACTTGAAGTATCAGGGAACAGTTAAGGGCGCATTAAAGGCAGTTATCAATGGTGCAGGAACAACCTCACTATTGGCTAACAACTTCGCGTTCTCAACAACTGGAGCCGCAGCAACTCGCGCAACAGCAGATACATCTGCCTATGCAACAGGATATGACGGAATTCTTCCAACAGTTCTTGGTCCAAATAGCGGATTCAACAACACAATCAACAGCACATTCTCAACTTCTAACCCAGGTGTTGAATTCCAGAATGTATTTGCTCAACTTTACGCAAATGTAAAGGCTGATCCAGATATGGTATTGCTCAACGGTAATGACCGTAAGCAACTATCAGATGCAATCAAGTCAGCATCAACAGCAAACTACCGTTTGGTAATCAACAATCCAGGTGAAGATGGAACTACTTATGGTTCTATCGTTACAGGTTTGCAGAATGAAGTAACAGGTAAAGCAGTAGATCTAATGGTTCACCCTTGGTTGAACTCAGGCGTTGCTCCTGTTCTTTCATTTACACTTCCAATTCCAGACACAGAGGTTTCAGATGTTTGGGCTAACTTCTTAGTACAGGATTACATGGGTATTCAATGGCCAGTAACCCAGTTTGCTTATGAGTTCAGCACATACTTCCGTGGAACATTCTTCTGCACCGCTCCAGCATGGAATGGCGCAGTTTCAGGAATCGTGACTGCATAATGTGTTTAGAATGTGGTTGTAATCAAGTAGAAAGCACACATGGCTTAAAGACAATTAGAGATTATGCTAATGTCGCAATGCCATCTAATGTATCTACTGCACAAATGGTTGAACCAACAGAAACACCTTAATTAACTAGAGATGGTGGTGCGTCATATAACGGGCGCACCACTATCTTTTTAAGGAGAGGCAATGGCAAGATATGTAGCACCTGATAAGGGTGTAAAAGAAACTGTAATTGGTAATAAAACTTACCGCCCAGATAAAGGCGGAATCTATAATGTAGAAAGTGCGCAACATGCTCGCGCTATGAAAGCCGAAGGTTATTTTGAAGCATCATTAAATCCCTATTCCCATGGTGACCGCAAAAGAGGATTTACTTGCGTACAATGTGGTTTTGAAGGCTGGTTTAGAAAATGTGGTAGGTGTGGTTGTGAGGATCAAACTCCTGCTAGAGATGGGGAATAAATGGCAATAGGTATAACAAGCCTAACTGGTTTCAACGAAAATCCTTACTTAACTGTCGCTGAATATAAAAACGCTCCTACATCTATTGATTTTGACAACCTTGTTGTAGGCGGAAACGCTAATGCGCAAGATGCTGAGTTGGCTCGCGTCATTTTACGCGCCACTTCATACCTAAATGAGTACCTAAACCAAGATTTAACCGCACAACTTGTGACCGAAACACAGAGGGTTAGATTCAATAATCAAGGTTATATTGCATTACACCCTAATAAAAACCCAATAATTTCATTAAATACTTTTGAGTTTGGCTCAACCCCTAATAATTTAACAACACTAACCGATCCATCAACATGTTGGTTTGAGAATCAACAAGTAATTATTCCTGTTTCAGATAGCCAATTAACTTATTCAAGCCAAGGGCCTTTAAGTTTTGGTGGCGCAGGAGCAGGCACACCTGTATTTGTGAAATATAGTTATGTCGCTGGTTATGTAAATACAACTCTTTTAACACAAGCATCAGCAGGCGCTACTTCCTTAACCGTAGTAAATGGTTCTGGATTCATTGCAGGTCAGCAATACAGAATTTATGATGGAGCCAATACAGAAACAGTAACCGTAGCAAGTAGTTATACCTCTGGTTCTGTAACCGTTCTATTAACCTCTGCACTAGCCTTTACACACGCTGCTGGCGTTGCGGTAAGCAATTTACCAAGCGCAATTAAACAAGCCTGCATATTGGCCACAACGGCCTTTATTAAGGCAAGAGGCGATAACTCTTTAACTATGTCAGTAACAACTGCTCCATCAGGAAACATAAGTGGCGCTCAACGATATGGCTCAGATTTAAAACTAGCCTTAGATATGGTTTCTCTATACAGAAGGATTAGGTAATGGCAGGCCGCACAGGGGTACGCGCTACCCTTTACAACTTTTTATTAACACCTCCAATTGCAACCTTAAATCAAGTATTTAAATCTTTTCCTAAACGCATTAACTATCAAGTTAATTCACAACCAGGACAACTTTCAAGAGCGGCTGCCGTAATTTATATTGCAGCAGAGAATGAAACCCGTCTTGCAATTGGTGGAGCCACATCTGGTTGGAAGCGTGTTGATTACACCATAATTCTTCAGGTTTACCAACACTCATTGCAACGAAATTCCGAAGATGCTATGACTGATTTTGATACCCTTATAGATAACATCAAAACAAGGTTGAGATCAGACCACAATTTTGGCGATACAACTGGAACTTTAGTTTGGCAAGGAGCAGAGCCACGCATAACTACCCGTTATGGTGAACCAGCCACCTCTAATGAAGGCGCTACGGAAACCTTTGCTGAGATAGAATTTGATGCAACAGAAATGATTCAAGCATAAGGAGCATGATGAGATATACATACAATGGATCAAGTGAACGCGTGTTTCCTACGCTTGGAATCACGGTAAAAAAAGGTGACCAGTTTGACGCACCAGAAGATTTTTCTCACCCTGAATGTTCAGCAGGTGAAGCAAAATCATTTACTAAATTAAGTTCAACACCAACCCCGTCTGCCGCGTCAGACAAGACACTAGGAGAGTGAAGTAATGTCAGTACAACAATCCGTACGAAGTTACCTCGGTATTGCTAAAGAAGTTACCAAGGGAACAGCAGTAGCACCAACAGATTATATTCCTGTTGCTAAAGATAGTTTAAAACCAGCAGATATTATTGATCCGCTCTATGACACTGGTTTGCGTGGTTCAAATATAGTTAATTACAACTATATTCCAGGGCGCACACGCTCAACTTATGATTTTGGTGGAGCCGTATTTGCTGACACTGTTGGCTATGCACTCGCTGGACTTTTAGGTTCAGTAGCAACAACAGGTTCTAGCGCACCATATACACACACTATTTCATTAAAGAATAGTGCAGTTGCAGCAGCAGATGACCAACCAATTTCTTACACACTGACTGATTTTTATGCAGCAGCAGTACGCGCTTATCCTGGTTGCCAATTTTCTGATTTCTCATTGAAATTTAATGCAGATGGCATGTTGGAATATGATGCAAAAACAACTGGTTTCTTATCAGCATCAGCATCAACCCCAACACCATCATTCTCAACAGTTCTTCCAACTCCAGTTTGGCAAGGCACTGTTTCTATTGGTGGATCAGCAGTTTCAACAGCAATGACAGGTAACATTGATATGACTAGAAATGTAACACCTGTTTATGGCATTTCACAAACTCAGAATCCATTCCAAGTATTCCTTGGCCCACTAGAAACAAGCGGTAAATTCACTTTCATTATGGAAGATAACACCGAATTAACCCGCTATTTAACTAACACACAACCTGCAATTGTTCTTAACTGGGCTTATGGTTCAGGAGCAACAGCAGTTCAGATCCAGGCAACAATTACAAAGGGCGCATATACAGCCGCAGTAATTGAACGCGGAGATGATTTTGTGAAAGTTACATGTGACATCAATGCACAAGGTAACACTACTGATGCTGGCTCAACTGCTGGATTCAGTAATATTAAGTGGGTACTTCAGAACGCTAAGGCCTCTGGTACATACGCTTAATTAGTTCCAGAACAGGTGGGTCAGTGATTGCGAACGCCTTCCCGCGATTCTGCCCACCTGTTCCTTTTAGGTTATGATGTACGGAAGGTAACTAATTAGGAGGCATGTATGTCAAAGAAAATAACACTACCATCAGGCGCAACCGTAACTTTAAAAGATGCAACTTTATTGCGCGTAAAAGATCGCAAGCGTGTTTTAAAAAGCGCTGATGCTGAAGGCGGAGATCTATCTAAAGCCCTTGCTCTAGGTGATGCTTTAATTGCAATGCTTGTTGAAGAATGGTCTTTTGAAATGTTAATTCCTGCATTAAAAATTGACAACATTGATGAATTGGAAATGAAAGATTACGATTATTTAGTTGAGCAAACTAAAGATGCGCAAAAATATTTGTTCCCTGCATTATCTGAAACAGAACAGAATGAGGCAGACCCAAAAGCCCTTACCGAAAACTCCAAAGGCTAAAATGGCTTTTGGAAGGCGGGCAACGGCATGAAGGTTTTGATTACCCTGACCAACAGTGGTACTACTTTCAAATGGCGGACCGATTTGGCTGGACACCAGAACAGGTAGATAATTTGCCAGTAGAAACAGCAGATTGGTTAATAGCCATTGCTACAACTGTTGAAAGCGTGAAGGCTGACAGGATCAAGGATTTATGAGTGGTGGAGCAATTGTTGTCACTAATCTTGATGATGTCTTGCGGGCTATTGATAATGTTGGATCTGATATTGAGCAAGGTGCAAAAATTGGTATTGGTAGAGCGGGTTTAGCAATTGAAAGACAGGCTAAATTAAATGCTAGTAATGGAACGCGTGTAAGAGAAGGTAACAAAATAATTCCACCAAGGCACATTGGCCCAAGCGGTCAAGGTCCAAATGTAATTACAGGTAACCTAAGAAGATCTATAAAAACATCAGTGCGTTATGGATTTGGTACTTACATAGCAATTGTTGGTGCATCAATGGAATATGCAAGGGCAGTTGAAATGGGCAGTCCACGCTGGAAATCTGGCGTAAAATATCCATACCTAGAACCAGCCGCTATGAGTTTAATCCGATCTGGACAAATTCAAAGAATTTTTGTTGGCTCAATTAAAGAAAAAATGAGGGGATAAGATGGCTGAAGCAATCCCCCCGATTCTAATAAAACTTGCTGCTGATGTTAATGATCTAAAAGCAGGATTAGCCCAAGCACAAAATAGCCTTAAAGGTTTAGATGATAATGTCAAAAAAACAACTGGGGGTATGACCAATTTTATTGGCAAACTTAAATCTGTTGGTGCAGCCCTTGGAGCCACATTTGCCGCTACACAATTAACATCATTTGCTAAAGATACTGTTATGGCAGCCTCTAGCATGGCTGAATCTGTATCTAAAGTTAATGTTGTTTTTGGTGAGGGTGCAGCAGAAGTTTTAAAATTTGGTCAAGGTGCAGCAGAAAATTTAGGTATTAGTAATCAAGCAGCCATTGAAGCAGCAGGAACCTACGGAAACTTATTCCAAGCATTTGGTCTAGGCCAAGGGCAAGCGCAAGATATGTCCACATCTTTAGTACAACTTGCAGCAGATATGGCCTCATTCAATAACACCAGTATTGATGATGCGATTCTTGCTTTAAGATCTGGTTTATCAGGCGAAACAGAGCCGTTAAAGAAGTTTGGTGTTGCTTTATCTGATGTGCGTTTAAAGACTGAGGCTATGTCTTTAGGCTTAATTAAAAATACAAGCCAAGCATTAACACCTGCTGCCAAGGCACAAGCGTCTTATTCATTAATTATGAAAGATACTGCTTTAGCCCAAGGTGATTATGCGCGTACAGCAGATGGTACTGCAAACACCATGAAAACATTGCAAGCCAAATTCCAAGATGCCAAGGTTGCTTTAGGTGATGCTTTAATGCCCGCATTTAGAGGGCTGCTTAAAATTTTGAGTTTATTAATTCCAGTATTAAAAGCCATAGGTAACTTTTTTAAAAATAATAAAGATGAAGTAAAGGCTTTTGCAATCACTATTGGTGTTTTAACTACTGCTTATGGTGCATATTTATTAGTTACTAACGCTGCCACTATTGCAACTAAAGCACTAAGCGTTGCCATGAAAGCCAACCCAATAGGCCTTGTTGTTGTTGCAATTGGTTTATTAGTTGCAGGATTTGTAAAACTTTACAAGAACAATGAAGCATTTAGAAATGCAGTTGTATCTATGGCTAAGGTTGCAATTAGAGCGTTTGCTGCAATCATTCCTATGGTTGGTCAAGTATTTGAAGCAATAATGAAGATTAGCACTGGGCCTTTACGCTTACTGTTATTGGCTATGTCTAAACTGCCAGGCGTAGGAAAGTATGCAAAAGAAGGTTTAGATTTTATTAATAAAGGATTAAATGGCATATCTGATTTTGCTGATAAGGCTGCTAAAAAAGCAAATCAATTGGCAGATAGCCTAGGTAAAGTAAATAAAGAAGGCGCTAAAACTAAAGATGCAATAATCAAGCGCCCACCTACTAGCAGTATTGATCCTAATGAAGTTAAAGAAAAGGCTGCTGCTGAGAAAAAGCGCTTGTCTGAAATTAAGTCTTTACAAAAGAAATTTGAATCTGAGCAAAAACAATTGGCTGGATTTGAAGAAAAGAAAGCCAAATTGATTGCGGATTACCAAAAAGATGTGGCAAAGCGTAATGCCAAATATGATGAAGATGTAATCAAGGCTAAAGAAGAAAGCGCTAAAAGAATTCTTCAAATAGAAAAAGATTACAACAAGCAAATATTAGATGCTCAAAAAGATGCCGCAGAAAAACGCAGAGAGATTATCCAACAGTCTATTGACCGTCTAAGAGATGTATTTAGATCTGCCTCTGCTGTTGATGTTGGCAAGATGTTTGCTGATTTATTAAAGGGTGAGGATCCAACTAAAGCCACCACTACAACCCTTGTTGATAAATTTAAACAACAGTTAGCGGATATTAGAACACTAGCGGCAAATGCTACCGCTTTATCTAATAAAGGATTTAACCAGGTATTTGTTGAGCAGGTAGTAGCCCAAGGCACTGAAGTAGGCAACAAACTTGCCCAAGAAATATTAAATTCAACACCAGAAACAATTACAGAATTACAAAGTTTATTTACTGAAATTCAAAAAACATCTGAAACTGGTGTAGATGTTCTTGGTAAAACCATGTATGAAAAATTAGGTTTAGCAACAGAAGAACTAAAGGCTAACTATGTAAAAGTAGGAACAGAACTTAATGAAGCCCTGGCTCAATATGCTGTTGATTTTGCTGAGGCAATGACTGAGGCTAGAACAGATTTAACTGACACTCTTGCTGAGTTAAAGAAAGATTTACAAATTGATCTTGCTGAAATGCAAGATGCTTTCCATGTTGCACTAGCGGAAATTAATAAAGATATTGCAGAAACTATTGCACAAATTAATGCTTTAATGGCTGCCTTGGCTGCTTTAGGCGCAATGACTGGATTAGGTGGTGGTGGTGGTGGTGGTG